GCCAGCAATAGAAACAGTACCTAAGTAGTCTGCTGCATTACCAAGTGATGATGCAGTGTTGTTTAACTCAACATAACCATATCTAGTCATGAAAGAAACAACTGGCTCGAAGGTAGCAGGATCAAGTACAACACCACTGCTCATTAATGGAATGTATGGGCAGTAGAACGCTGCTGCGTCTGATTCTGAAGAACCTTTGTAACCAATTAGAACGTTTGCACTGTCTGCTGCGTAAGTGTTTACGTAGATCTTCATAGCATTGTTTAACGTACCAACAAACTTAGTGTTAGTAGGTGCTTCAAAAGTACCTTCTGTAGTACGTGCAAATGCTGAAGTAGTTGCAGATTGTAGGATAGTTAATGCTTCTGGTGAAACAACTGCCCAGTTACCTGCGCCACGACGTGTACGCTGTGCGATTCTGTTAGCAACACGGTTGATTTGAACTGCTAATGCAGCGTGTTCGTCACCAACGAAAGTAGCAGTACCTGAAACAGCAGTTTGATCATATGCTTCAGTGTTACCGTTACCAGATGCTAAAGTACCTAATGAACCAAGAATTTCTTGATCAATTTCAGCGGTAATTTCTTGAGCTAAAGCAGCCATTACTTCTGCTTCAACATCAATACCTTGTTGTGCTTGTGCGTCTTGTGCAGACTCAAAAGTCCAACGTGCTGATAATTTACGTGTCTTAGCTTCAACAGTTTGTTTCAAGATTTGAATTGACATCTTGTTACCAGCAGCACCTTCTAGTGCAGCAGTTGAAGCAGCTTTACCGCCAGCAGCACCTGAATACTGTTCAGCAATCTTGAATGGGCTTAGTGCCTCTTCGCCTGCTACAGTTGTTTGCGCACTGTCTGATGAGTTAGTTACTGCATCTGAGTAACGAACACGTAAAGTGTGGATTTGACCCACTGGACCAGTCATTGGTTGTACACCAACTAGCTCATTTGCAATCACTGTTGGCATTACACGTCTGATCACTGGAAGGATCACACGATTTAAAGTTGCTACGTTACCGGCAGAAGTGGCACCTGCTGTTGCACTCTCTGACAAATACTTGCGAGTATTGTCTAAAGTGCTAGCCATTACAGACTTTTTGGTACCTTGAAGGCCTTCTAATAGTGCCTCTTTAGTTTCTTGCCAGCGGCTTTCTAGTAGTTCTGACATTTTTATCTCCTTAAATATTAATTCCAGCAAGACGTCTTATATCTACTACGTCTGCTTGGTTTTTAGCACTACTAATGCTATTGTCTTGTCTATTGCCTGTAATTTCTTTTGCCTCTGATAATACTGCCTTCTTCTTCTCCGGTGTGCTACCGTTTAAAACGGCTGGTAAATATTTTTCAAAACTACTACGTAGTTTAGAAGTTTGCACACTTTCCAACAACTCTGACATAATCTCTTTCTGTTCAGTTGAAAGTGGATTTAGCAATTCGCTCATGTGCTCCTTACGTACAGCCATATCGTGCGCACGAGCAATTTCTGCTTCTTTGCTTTCAACTAACTGAGTTTTTTCTGTAAGTGACTTGCGAGCTTCTGCAAGTTGTGTTTCTTTTTCTGCAACTACCTTTAATAGTTTACTAGTTTCTGATTTCTCATTAAGTAAACTGTTTTGGTATTCTGCATTAAATGCTTCAAAGATTCTACGACCAAAGTCGTTTTCACGTGCTTGATCAATATCTTCTTTAAGTTGAGCAATTTCTTTGTTAAGTCCTTTAGTAACAAGACCTTCAACAAGTTTTGCTGAGTTCTTAACGAACTTGCCCTTAAGTTCTGCAAATTGTGATTTTGCTTCTTTGATAAGACGTACCTTAGTTTCAGCAAGGTCTTTCTTATCTTCATAAAAGTCTGCGATTTCTTTAGCGAGAGCCTCTACTACAAATTCTTCCAATTTTGCAAAGTTTTCTGCCATAACTTTCTGATCTTCGTGTAATTCACTAATCTCTTTGCCTAGCGATTGCATAACAAAATGATTTAGTTTGCTTGAATGTTCACGGATAGCAACAGCATATTTTGCTTTTGCTTCAGCAAGTTGGGCGCGATCTTCTGTGAATTCGTTAATTTCAGCAGTTAAACGATCAGTGATCATTGCTTCTACTGCTTCGACCATAATACTTTTATCATGCTCGTATTTTTTAGCAAATTCTTCGCGTAATTGTTGTGTAGTTTCTTCACGATTCTCTTGGACTTTTCTTTCCCAAGCAGACTCGATATCGGCTTTGATCTCCTCGGAAATCACGTTGTTCTCAAATAAAGTTTTTAGTGCATCCAACATATGTGATTCTCCTTTGTTATTGGAGTCCCCCTATTATTTTTAATAGGCTTTCTTTTAAATACTTCTGTGCCTTAGTGTCGCCTTGTAATTCCCTTGCGGTCATTAATGCCTTGTAACCTCCTGTTGTGTTCATTAGATGCTAGTAAATTGGCGTAGGATATGCTCCTGGCGCACTTGGTTGAGCAACTACATCAACAGTGATTATTTCAAATCCACTTACGTCACCGCCTTCCATAACTTCACCGCTACCTCTTGAGCTAACGCCAAGTTTGACGCCGCTCTCAAGCATAGTTTTTACTAGTGAACCCATTGGGGTTGGTAAGATTTTAAGTTTTCCGTAACCATTTGGGCCATCCATCCACATTTCTGTGATCATATGGCTCACTCGATCTAAATTAATCTTTAGATCATCCGGATGATCAACTTCGCCTAAAACTGAATATCCACCTGTAATCTGGTCGTTTAGTGTTTTGACAGCCCTATCAATCTCGTGAACAGGATACACACGCTGGTTAGCGTTGCGAATGCCGCCTTGGATACAAATACCTTTCATGTAAAGGTTTTTGCCGTCCTCGCCATCCGATTCCACGACCATTTTGGCTTGGTCAAAT